ATTAGAAGATCATATCAAAGAACTAACTGATAATCAAGACTTAAATAACTTATTAGCATTTCTCGAGAGAATGTTGTTGAGTTCATATGGTAAGAAATCGCCTGATGGGCGAGAGTTCCGAAAGTCTCCTGAAATCCGTAAGGAGTTCGAATATTCTCAAGCGTATGCTGAGGTATTCGAACACGTACTAACCAACCCTGAACTAGCTAAAAAGTTTGGTGAAAATCTCAGTGCTAAAACGCAGAAAAGTAACAACCAAATCGACCCTACAGTCGTCCACGGTTCTTAATCTATGAGGGGTCTTAGGATCCCTCTTTTATATTTAAAACATAGTCTATTATTTTTTAACAAAGGCGGTGTGTAAATGTTAACTATTGATCTAGGAGTGGTAGAATACTTTGATGGATATACTAACCAGTTTAAGTATGAAGAAATAGGAATTGTTAATTTCGAATATTCTCTAAAAGTCATTTATGAGTGGGAGTCTAAATGGAAAAAACCGTTCTTAAAAGGTGATTTAAATCAGGAAGAAACCCTGGACTTTTACGTAACAATGGCATTAGACCCTATCGATCCTAAATATATCTCTTCTGAAGTAATGGAAGAACTTTCGAGATACATATCGGATTCGCAAACAGCAACTACATTCTCTTCAGTATCGGGCACTTCTACGAATGGAGCTGTCCCTAAAGCTCATACTTCAGAAGAGATATATGCGTTAATGTTCACTGCTGGTGTTCCGTTAGAGTTTGAAAATCGTAATCTCAATAGGCTATTGACTGTTCTTAAAATTATATCCGCATATAATAACCCGCCTAAAAAGATGTCTAATCAAGACATACTCAGACAGAACGCTCAGTTAAATGCTCAAAGAAAAGCTCAACTTGCAACGAAAGGATGAAACGCATGACTTGTTTTGACACACAATACAGAAATATTTTAACTAAAGTAATTCAAGATGGCGAAAAGGTTATGGATAGAACAGGTGTAGGTACTAGAAAAATTTTCGGTGAATCAATGAGATTTGATCTTGAAAAAGAATTCCCAGCACCTACAGTTAAGAAACTATTCTTTGAGTCAGCTAAGAAAGAAATGTTTTGGATCTATCAGGACCAATCAAACGACGTTCGAGTCCTTAGAGATAAGTATGGTGTAAATGTATGGAATGAATGGGAACTTGAAGATGGTACTATCGGTAATGCTTACGGATACATAGTTAAAAAACATAAACAAATAGATCGATTGATACGGGAATTGAAAACTGACCCTCATAGTAGACGTCACGTTATGTCATTATGGGACATTGACGAGTTACCCAACATGTCATTACAACCTTGCGCATTTCAAACTATATGGTCGGTTGAACGTGGCCGTTTAAATTGTCAACTTATACAAAGATCGGGTGATTTAGGTCTAGGGGTTCCGTTCAACACGGCACAATACGCAATACTAGTTCATATGATAGCGCAGGTAACCAATTTGAGACCTGGAGAACTATGGCATACTATCACAGACGCTCATGTTTATGAAAATCATGTCGAATCGTTGACTATGATGTTAAATAATAATAAACCACTAACTGATGTCTCACCTCGCGTCAAAATGAATACAACTACCAAAGACTTCTATTCCATAAAACCTGAAGACATAGTATTAGAGGGTTATGATTCACATCCACATATTAAACTGGAAGTAGCGGTTTAATCAAGAAGGAGGTTTAACATGGGCATAACATTTGAATCTAGAGGAGATTTCGAGAACACTACTAAATGGTTAAAGAGTATAACCGGTAAGAGTCCACTACCAGTTGCTAACAGCATAGCTAAACAAGGCGAGCAAAGATTAGCAGCCAGAACACCCAGATCTACGGGAGAGACAGCTTTAGGATGGAGAAGTAAAGTAACCACGAATAGGAATGTTACTGAGATAACATGGTATAATGTAGCACACCCAGGAACCACAGCCAATGTGGCTAAGATGATAGAACTAGGTCACGGCACGGGGACCGGAGGGTACGTACCTCCTAATCCATATATAAAAGAAGCTATGAAACCTATATGGAAAACGGCTAGCGATAAAGTGAGTAAGGAGTTGATGAATTAATGCGTCCTATCGATGAAAAAATAATAGCCATGAAAATGGATAATTCAGACTTTGTTAGGAAAGCATCGGAAACTACAAGTCTATTCGGTAAATTACGAAACTCACTTAACAAAATACCCGGCGTTAATCTTGGTAAAACAGCAGGCGAATTAAGTAAGATATCGCAAAACGCTAACGGTATCAAGATGGATAAGTTAGCGAGTTCAGTAGATTTTGTAGCAGGTCGTTTCTCAGCTATGGGTATTGTAGCAGTAACCACATTACAGAATATCACCAATAGAGCGGTTAACGCAGGTATAGCATTAGGTAAAAGTTTATCTACTGATCAACTCATAGCCGGCTTTCAAGAGTATGAGCTTAAAATGGGATCTATCCAAACCATTTTATCTAATACACAATGGAACAACACATCGTTGACTGATGTAAAAGACTCTCTAGAAGAACTCAACGATTATGCCGACAAGACTATTTATAACTTTGCACAGATGACTCAGAATATTGGACGTTTCACTACGGCTGGGGTTAAGTTGGACGATGCTACTTTGGCTATAAAGGGTCTTTCGAACTTAGCTGCTGACTCTGGAGCAGACGCTAATCAATTAAACACCGCTATGTATCAGATGTCCCAAGCTATGCAACAGCCATATATGATGCTGATGGACTGGCGATCTTTACAGAATGCTGGTATGGGTGGTAAGAAGGTTCAAGATGCCTTATTAGCTAACGCTAAAGCAGCTGGTAAATTTGTCGATACATCTGAAGGTTTTAACTACTCACTCAAACAAGGATGGCTGACTACTGATATTTTCCTGAAAACAATGAAGCAGTTCAGTGAAGATCCATCAATGCTGGACTCAGCAACCAAAGTTAGAACCTTTACTCAACTTATGGATACCTTGAAAGAATCTATCGGTTCGGGATGGGCTATGAGCTTTGAGCATATGTTTGGAGACTTTGAAGAGGCTACTGAATTCTGGTCTAATCTATCGGGATCTTTAACTGGATGGGTCGATGAGATGTCAGAATCCCGTAACAAATTTCTTGGAGAAATGGCTGACGGTGGTGGGTTTGAAAACATATTTGCAGGTATTAAGAATGCGTTAGTTCCTGTCGGTCAAGTGTTTACAGCTATAGGTGACGGTTTTAAAAAAGCGTTTCCACCTAAGAGCGTTGACCAAGTCGTTAAGCTCACTGAGCGTTTTAGAGATTTCACAAAAGGTTTAAAACTAAGCAGCGACAGCACTAGTAAATTATCGACTATTTTTCAAGGAACGTTCTCTATATTTGATTCAATATATACCATAGCGGGTAAATTAGGCGGTGCCTTATTAAAACTAATACCTGAGGGTCTAGGTGGTAATATTTTAGATGTTGTGTCTGGTGTAGCAGAGTTAGCTATTAGATTTAACGACTCGTTAGACGAGGGTAACTTATTAACAAAAGCCATCGATAAGTTAAGTGATGGTTTGGAGTTTTTAGGCGGGGCTTTAGGTAAAGGAATAGATTCGACGATAGACTTTGGGTCAGCCCTTAAGGATAATGTAGGTGGAGCTGCAGATTGGGTTCGTAATAAACTAGAACCATTAACTACATTCATACAAGAGAACTTCGGAGGAACTATAGACTGGATTAAAGATAAACTCTCATCATTAAGAGATATTGTTAAAGACGTAGCGGACGGTTTCGGAGTTGAAGAAGTTATCGGTGGTGGTTTCTTAGCCGGTATATTTGTAGTGGGAACTAGTGTATTAGGTTTATTTAAAGATTTCACTTTCACGATAAGAAACTTCTCAGATGGTTTTAAAGGTGTTAGGGAATCAGTCGACGGTATTAGTGGTAATATGAAAGATCTACTTGATGGCGTCGGCGGAGCTTTAGAAGCGTTTCAATCCAAAGTCAAATACGATAACTTATTAAAAATAGCTATTGCGGTTGGTATTCTAGCCGTATCACTTAAACTTCTAGAAGGTATTAAAACCGAGGACGTTGTTAATGGTATAGCAGCATTAGCAGGTTCTATGGGCGTTCTTGCCGGAGGTCTTGCAGTCATTGATAGATTCAATCTTAATGGTGGAATACGAGCCTCAGTGACCATAATTGCATTATCATTAGCGATGTTAGTAATGGCTACTGCACTGAAGAAAATATCAGATCTAAACCCTAGCGAGTTAGCCAAAGGTATTGGTGGACTAGTGGGAATAACCATCGCATTATCCTTAGCAGTAATAAGTATATCTAAACTAGGTGGTAAAATACAGGGGAGCTCTCTTAAACTTATAGCGTTAGCTACAGCAATCCTTATATTAACAGTAGCTGTTGAACGAATGGCAGAGATTAAGACGGGTAAGTTATTTAAAGCAATAGGTGCTCTAGGTCTCATATTTGCTCAATTAGCTATATTCTTAAAGATAGTAGATAAGGTTAAGTTTGGAGTTAGTTCAGCGTTAGGTGTATTAGCCATTGCTGGAGCATTACATGTCATGATATCCGCTATAGAGAAGATAAACGATATTGATAAAGATGCTTTGATAAAAGGACTTATAACCACCGCCATCATACTAGCCCAATTAGCTATATTCTCAAAGGTTGTTTCAGGAGGTAAATTATTAGCAGCTGGAGCAGGTATGATATTAGTAGCAGCCGCTATCAGGATGTTAATAGGACCAATAACCGACTTAAGTGAAATGTCATGGGAAGAATTAGCTAAAGGATTAGGTGGTATGGCTATAGCATTAGCTGCTGTGGCGTTAGCTGCATACGCTATGACTGGTAGTATTGGTGGAGCCGCTGCTTTAATACTCATGGCTACTGGACTGAAGATGTTAATGGGTCCTATATTAGCATTTGCCAGCATGTCATGGGGGACTATGATTAAAGCATTTGTAGGTTTAGCAGGAGGTCTAGCATTACTAGCAGGAGCCTCATTACTGTTAACACCGGCCATACCGTCTATGTTAGGATTTGGTGCAGCTATATTAGTACTAGGTACCGCCTTAGCCTTAGGTGGTGCAGGAACTATGATGTTTGGTCTAGGATTAACAACCCTAGCCACCATGAGCGCTACATCTATTGCGGCCATCATTTCAGCGCTAGGATTACTTATTAAAGGTCTTGCTGAGTTAATACCAGCAACCGTTAAGTTCGTAGTGGAATTGGGTATATCGTTAATTGATGGTATTAGAGCTTTGGTACCACCTCTTATTGAACTTATAGCCGAGTTAATATTAAAACTTCTGGAGACTATAGCTAAATACTTACCAGATTTTATAGATCTAGGTGTTGAAATAGTAGTCCAATTGATCGATGGTTTGGGTCGAAGTCTAGACCCGCTTATCGATGCTGGTTTAGAACTTATAATATCGTTTATAGAAGCTTTATCAAGCGGTATTAGAGATAACGGACCGAGACTTGTAAGTGCTGTTATGGAGCTTTTAGGCGAAATCGTGTTACTATTCATAACCGCAGGTATAGAAGTAATCAATGCTTTATTCGGTTGGATGCCTGGCGTTAAAGAAGCCACTGCTGAAATTGGAGCGACAGCTGAAAAGTATGTTAGAGATAACTTCGGAGCTAAAGATGTTGGTAAAGACAAAGGTAAAGAGTTCGCTACAGCATTAGAAGGTACTGATAAACTAGCTAAAGCTGCTGGTAAAGATGTAGGTGAATCTGGACTAGACGGTCTCGACATAGATGTTAGTGACGTTGGTAGAAACTTCGGTAACGGATTCGCTAGAGGTATTCGAAACGCTGGAACTACAGTATGGTCTGCTGCTAAATCGTTAGCTAAGAAAGCATCGGATACTGTCAAAGGATGGTTAGACATTAACTCACCATCTCGAGTTACTAGAGGGTTTGGTGAATACTTCGGGGATGGTTTAGCTTTAGGTATTAAAGATCGTATTAGTATGGTCGGAAAAGGAGCTAAAGACTTAGCACTATCAGCTAAAGACAATCTTAATAAATTCATACAAGGTTTCGAGCTTCCTGAAGACGATAACGAATTACATTTCAAAGCTGTGGTAGATTATGACGCTATTGACACTGGTAAGTTTGGCTCATTAAGTGCGTTAGCTCTCAAACCTGACCCAGCACTAACCAGTAGTTTGATGAGATCTGCTAAGGCTGATCTTCGTCAAAATGGAAACAATACCCCTAGAGATTCTGCAATCGATAACTCGAATACTTATAATAATCAGTATGACATTAGCGTTTCAGCGAATGGAACCATGAGTAAGTCTGCTGTTAGAAAATTAGCAGAAGACATTCAAGCTGAAATAAAGAACATTGAAGATAGTCGACGAATCAGTCGAGGCGAGGAGGTTGCGTTTTAATGAAAAGAGGACAATTTATTTTTGATGGCGTGTCTAGTGAAACATTGTATACTCTTATACAGAACAGACCTGTCATCGAAGCTCCTCTTAGAAAAGTTGAATGGAGAAGTCCCTATGGCGTTGACGGGGACTATCCATTTGATGAAGGAGCTTATAATAATACAGAAATGTCGTTATATATGCTGACGAACGGTCCTAATGCTATACAGGATCGACAAGCTCTTTACGATCTACTGGATACTAGAGGAACATACAAAGAGTTTATACCGTATTTCGATTCTGAAAAGAAGTATAGAGTTATGTTGAAAGACAAGGTCCAGTTTGAGAATCAGTACTTCTTTGGTGAGAAACAATCGCTTTCTGTTAAATTCACAGTCAAACCGTATAAACATCTGGTTGATAATGACCCTATAGTATTCACTACAACATCTAAAACTATCACTAATCCAACAAGATACATCGCACAACCAATCATAACATTGAAAGGTACTGGTGCGGTAACACTTACGGTTAATGGTATATCATTTAACATAGTAGATCTGCCTAATATCGTAACACTTGATAGTGAAAGATACTCTGCTTACCAAGAGTCTGAACAGGGGGTATTAACGTCTATGAATACTAAGGTAGCGAGTAAAGATTATCCTATATTTAAACCAGGTGATAATACAGTAACTGTGAGTGGAAACGTTACAGAAGTTAGCATTAAACCGGGATGGAGGTCGTTATTATGAGACCGGTATTATATTCGGAAGATACTACTAATTATAGCACTAATGGTCTGGGTATATTACTAGACACTTTAACATGTGAAGTCTACGAAGAATATAACGGATCTTTCGAATTGACTATTGAATACGCTGCTGATGGACCGCTAGCTAACGAAATAACTAACGGTAAACAGATATTAGCTAAACCTAACGACGTCGACGATCCTCACGCATTCAGAGTCTATGAAGTAGAGAAAGATTTAGAAGCTGGGTCTATATTTGCTAGAGCCACTTCTATAACCGACGATCTAGGTGGTAATCTCATTGTAGAAGCATCCGTTAGTGACGTTAATGCTCAATCTGCTTTAAACACCATTAAGAGTAATCTTATAGAACCAACTATATTCGACTTCGTATCCGATATTCAGACAAGCTCATCAGCATCGTGGTCTAGAATAAACCCTTTAAACGCTATCGTTGGCTCTGATGGATCTATAGTCGACTATTGGAGCGGTGATATTAAACGTACTAACAATACGATATATCTATATTCTAGACGTGGTAAAGATAAGGTTGTAACTATACGTCCTGGTAAAAACATCGACGGTTTTAATATGACCGTTCCGGATAAAGGGGTTAAAACTAAGATATTGCCATATTATCAATACGTACCAGAGGAACTTCCTACCTATGAATTAGTGGAAGATTATGATGGTAATATGGTTAAACAGGCTGTGTATAGTCAAGAAGTCAGAGCGTATCCTGAACCCACAGTGGTTACCGGTAATGTGGTAACGAGCGCTAATGCTGCTAACTTCGCTAATCAAAGATATTCTCCAGTAGACTTTTCGCAAGACGCATACATCAATGAACTGGTATCTACCTATATTCAGACTAAACGAGACGAAGCTGCTAATTCACCAGAAATCGTCGATACTTCAAACTTTGAAAACGAACTTAAAAACTATATCATTAATGTTCTGAATCAAGAAGCTTCTAAATATTTTACTCATAAAAACCCAGGCTCAGATGAACCTAAAGTAGATATCAAAGTAGATATGTTACAATTATCAGATAGTCCTGAATGGGAGCGGTTTAAAGATTTAGAATTGATACAATTAACTGACACTGTAGAAGTATATGTTAAAGAGTTTGATGTAGACGTAGAGGTTAAAATTAATTCTATACAGTACGATTCTATAGGCGAGAGAGTAATCAAGATAACTGCGGGTAACATTAAAACCAGTCTTACGCAATCTACAGAGAATGTGTATAAACAACAGACTAAGGAATTGAAAGAATACATTGAAACTTTAGAGAACGGAGTTTATAACTCAATAACTAGAACCGCTAGTGGTAAAAATAGAAGTTTTAGAGGTTATACCGAACCCCCGGCATCCGTATCATCAGAAGGTGACATGTGGTTTAAAGAAGTGGGTAACGGAGTTGTTGAGAGTTATATTTATAATGGAGGCGTGTGGATTCCAGTTATTAGTGAATCAGTTATTGCTGATATGGAACAGGGTATATCTGACGCACAAACCACTGCTGATACAGCTGAATCTAAAGCCCAATCCACGATTGATAACATTAACTCTGTGGTGACGACTAATGGGTTTACGACGCTTGAAGACTTGTTCGCTAGTAAGATTGGTGACGAAGAATTCTCAACAATGTTCTTCCAAGAGTCTAAAGCAATCGGTTTAGTATGGAGTAATAACGGCGTTGATGAAGCTATTATCATGATTGACGAATTAGGTAAGCCGTATATCAAAGGTGAGAACATCATTCTTGACGGTAACACTCTCGTAGACGGAACATTCACTGTAACCGACACTATGTTGGCGCCAGATGCGGTCATTAAGAAACTTATAGCAGATGGGATCGACGCAAATCAGGTTAGGATTACCAATTTAGATGTTAATAACATCGTTGGTGGTGATTTAGAGTTAACCAGAGG